GAAAGTGGCGCATCTATCTGAGTTTGCATTCTGGGCTAATGCGCAGATGCATATGGCTGGACTGGGTAACACCATTGCAGACATGGCAGGGACAGAAATCATTATCGAGAGCACGGCAAACGGCATTGGTAACGGTTATCACCAGATGTGGCAGGAAGCAGAAGCAGGCAGGAGCGATTTTTTAGCCATCTTCGTGCCGTGGTACTGGCAGCCGGAATACAGAGCGCCGGTAAAGGATTCTGGGGCATTCTCAGAGGATGACATCGAGTACCAGCAGGTCTACAAGCTGGATGCCGAGCAGATGCAATGGAGAGCCAACAAGATAGCGACCTACGGGGCAGGCTATGAGTGGCTATTCGACCAAGAGTATCCGGCAGCGCCTTCAATGGCGTTTAGAACGTCAACGCAAAACCCGTTGATTAGCCCGAATCTGGTAATGGCAGCAGTAAATAACGTGCATTTCAGCGAAAAGCAAGGGGCATTGCTTATCGGTTGCGATCCAGCCGGTGAGGGCGACGACAGGACGGCGATTGTGTTCAGGCAAGGGCGCACAGTGTTTCGGGTGGAGTACCACAGCAAACTAGACACGATGCAAGTAGCAGGCAAGTTAGCGCAGTACTACAAAGAGCATCAGCCCGATGGAATCTTTGTGGACAAGGTTGGACTGGGTGCAGGTGTTTACGACAGGCTTAGAGAGTTGCAGATACCCGTGGTTATCGGTGTAGGCGCAGGCAACAAGGCGAACAACACTGAGCGTTACGAGAACAAGCGTGCAGAGATGTGGTTCGAGATGCAGAAGTGGTTTGCAGATGCACCAGTGCGCATACCGAACGATGCGGGATTGATTTCAGATTTAAGTTCGTTACAGGTGGCAAGCGTAAGCAGCGGAAGATGTGCGCTGGAAAGCAAGAACAACCTACGCAAGCGCGGCATACGCAGCCCAGACGGTGCAGACGCATTAGCGCTTACCTTTGCCGAGCCAGTGGCTTCTAAGGCAGCACAGAGCGTTTTAGCAGGTCGGCGGTATCAGACTCCGACCAGCGCAGGATATTAAACAGGAGAACATCATGTTCGGTAAAAAAGAATTAGACAGTTTGGACGAGTTCAGCAAAGGGTGGAAAGAAGCCCATGCAGCCAAGGAACCAGCCAAGGATACCGGCGCAGTCACGAATATGGACGACTTCGACTATGGCGACACAGTGAAGGACACAGCCGACGCCAAATCCATAACAGCAGCATCAACGCCAGAGGTTGATAGCATTGCTTCGGATGACGCTAAACGCGCAGTCCAGACAACACCAGCCGCGATAGTGCCAGCAGCCAAGCCTGCAATGTCATTCAAGCAGGCGTTTGCACAGGAGTACAAGCGGCACAAGGCAGACCCAAGCAGCCCCAGTACGTTTGATTGGAACGGCAAGAAGATTCTTTTGAAGCTGAAAAGCGAAGCTAAACCCGCAGCAGTACAGACAGCCAAGCCAGCGGCAAGCAAGCCAGCAGTCTCGACGGTGCAGACAGCGGGAGGGGATTTCCCTGAAGGCGAAAGCACAGCAGCAGCCAAGCCAGCAGCGCAGGTTGCTAAGGCAGTAGCACCACCAGTAGCAACTGGTAAGGATGATGAATCGCAAGCCGAGACAAGCCGACTAGCAGCAGCATCCAACGCATCCGAGCGACGGAAGAATAACGAAAGCTGGTTGCCAGCATCGTTAGTAGGTGGAGATAACAGCACCGATAAGAAATCAAAACGTGAGATTGCGCGGATTGGCGTGAACGGAGTTTCTTACGATGCAATGGGCAATCCTGCTGGTCAGGATGCCGTTGGAAGCATGGACGCTGATAAGAAGGAAAGCGTGCCCGCAAAGACGGTTACAGCAGCAAAGAAGGATACAGGCAGTATATTCGGCAACTTCTTTGAGTCGTCATCTTTTGGCAGCAAGAGTACGGGGGATGAACACCGCATTGCTGCAAATGGCGTAAAGGTGGATCACAAAAATAAACCAGTCGATACCGCCGATGCAATAGCAAACACGATGGGCGTTAACCCCAATACTTTACTGCCCAATAAGCCAGCCGTTCAAGTGGCAAGTAAGTAAGCCATGCAAAACACTGAGTACGATCTAGCAGCGCAGCAGGAGTTTGCCGATAACTCCGAGCATTCGCTTTCAACCGCAGCACTCGGTCCGATTCTGATTAACGAGTTCAAGCAAGCGGAACTCGAACGCAGAGAAACCGAATTGCGGTGGCTGGAGGACTTACGCCAGTACCGTGGGCAGTACAACCCAGACGTGCTAGCGCAGATCGGTCCGAATCGTTCTAAGGTGTTTGTGCGCAAGACTCGGGTAAAGGTCAAGACGGTGAATAGCCGTGTGGCAGACCTGCTATTTCCAGCAGGCAGCGAAAAGAATTGGACGATTGATAACACGCCCGTGCCGTCGGTATCGGACGACCAGCGCAATCAGATTGTGCAGCAGTTGACGCAGGCGAATAAAGGCCAGCAGCCTGACCAAGAGACTTTAGACAAGGCGGTACTCGAAGTAGCTCAAAAGGCGGCTAAGGGTATGTCAAAAGTAATCGAAGATCAGTTGGTAGAAGCACGTTACAAAAAAGCGTGTGTTCAAGCGGTTCACTCTGCACACCTCTATGGCACTGGAATTATCAAAGGTCCATTGGTAGAAAAGAAGGTACGGACACAGTTTGTGTTTGAAGGCGGCAAGTGGCAACCCAAGAGCCAGACCTACATTACCCCGTTCGTGGACTATGTGCCGTTGTGGCGCTGGTATCCCGATATGAGTGCGACCAATATAGAGGATTGCCGCTACGCTTACGAGCGCCACCTGATGACCAAGGCTGACATGGCGGCACTGGCAGAGCGTAAAGCGTTTGATGGCGAGAAGATTAAAGACTACATCCTAGCCAACCCCTACGGGCAATCGAACCCGTTAGCGGTGGACAGCGAGTTGAAGGTAATAGGCGACCGCGAAGCCTCGCAGAATTCCAAGGCTGGACAGTACGAAGTGTTGGAGCGCTGGGGATGGCTGGATGGCGATATGCTGATTCAGGCTGATGTGAACATACCACCGGAACGGGCGCATGAGTCGTTCTTTTCTAATGTATGGCTACTGCCTAATGGCGATGTGATTAAAGCTGTTCTACAGCCGATTAACGGTGTTACGTGGCCTTATCACTTGTACCACTTCGACAAAGATGAGACTAGCATCTTTGGTGATGGCTTGGCTGCAATCATGCGCGACGACCAGACGATGATTAACGCGGCTACTCGCATGGCACTAGACAATGCGGCGCTTACGTCCGGTCCGATGCTGGAGGTTTCTATCGGGTTGTTGTCCACGCTAGACAGGGTAGAGGAAATGCACCCTTGGAAAGTTTGGATGCGCAACAATACAAACCCCGGCGCTCAAGCCATTCGTCCAGTCGAATTGCCTAGTTCTTTGGATAAGTTGTTTCAGTTGGTGCAGTTGTTTGAAACCAATGCTGACGAGGTGACTGCGATACCCCGATACATGACGGGCGAGAACGCTACAGCCGGTGCAGCAGGTACAGCCAGCGGTATGTCAATGCTGATGGGTGCGGCCAACATCGTGATTAAGGACTTGATTACGAGTTGGGATGAAGGCGTTACCCGCCCGTTCTTGCAAGCCTTGTACCGCTGGAATATGCAGTTTCACCACGACCCAAGTATCAAGGGCGACTTTGATGTGAAGGCACGCGGTACGGCTTCGCTGGTTGCCAAAGAGGTACGGGCGCAGCAGTTGAATAACTTTGCTCAGATGGTTGCTAACCCGATGGATGCGCCTTATATCAAGCGCGAGAAGTTGTTGATGCAGCGGGCAGAGGCTAACGAGTTGTCGGACGTTGTAAAAACTGAGGAAGAAATGCAGGCCGAGCAAAACAATCCGCAGGCAGCACAAGCCATGCAGCAGCAGCAAGCCATGCAGCAGGCGCAGATGGCAGAGATGCAGGCAAAGGTTCAGAAGCTGGGCGCAGATGCCGAGCGCATTTTGGCGCAAGCAGAGTTAGCCCGTGCGCAGACGGTTAGCGCTAACGTTGAGTCGGTCTATGCAGCGATGCAGGCAGGCGGCGTAGCTACAGAGCGCCCATTGGTTGCACCAGCAGGCGACGAGGTGTTGCGCAGTGCAGGCTGGAAAGATGCTACACCAGCGCAGCCGGTAGGCGAGATTCCGAATGATGCGCAGCTACCACCAGAGCAGCAAATGCAGGCTCCTGCATCCCCCATGCAAGGTGTACGCAGCGGCATAGAGACAGCGAGGATTGAGTAATGGAGTTCACCAACATTCTTGATATGCAGCGCGGCATTGAAGCCTCTACTGCTTTGGTGCGCGCCTATGCCGGCTCTGATGTGAGTAAGGCGGTATGCGTCATGTTGGAAGAAGTGATTTCATCGTACAAGATGGAGTTGATGAATGTAACGCCAGACGGGTTAGTTCGGTTGCAGTCTTTGGTTCAGCAGGCCGAGGCCATCCGCGCCGTTGTGTCGGGCGACCGGCAGCACGGCACCGCGCAACTTTAAGGCAGCTATGCCAACGAGTATTACATCCAAGCTAGCAGACGGCGAGTACCTGAATGCATGGCGGCAGTTTAAAGACGAGAACCCCAAAACCTATGCGGCGATTGGTCTAGCGCCGGTAACAGGGCAGATTGCAGCAATCCCCGATTACGCAGAGGCCATGCAGCGCGGCTCAACGGCAGACAGCATGGCAGCAGCAGCATCATTTATACCCGGTGTAAAAATGGGTAAAAAGATTCTTTCATCAAGCAAGATAGCAGCCGCTGCAATGCTTGGCGAAAAGGCCGCAAAGGCAGACCAGATTAAAGAGGCCGTTACACGACAAGTGGATGACCTGACCTCTAAGCCCACGCTTTCAAGTACCAACGAGTACTCGAAGGCGTGGAACGAGAGTTGATTTCTAACCCCTTGGAAACAAGGACAGTTGGCCTGTTAGTTCAGGCGACACAGCCCACCTAGTGTGGGTTTTTTTATGCCTGAAAGGAAATGCAAATGAAAACTACCCCTAACCAAATGCAACAAGACGAGCAAGCCTACGCTGATGCATACGACGAAGAAGCGGCAATGCCCGCAGAGCAATCAGAGGACGAGGCTTTTGGCTTAGTCCCTGAAGCTGCCAGCGAGGAAGATGATTATCCCAATAGCCCAGAGGAAGCCATGCTTGCCGAAGATGAAGCCGCTGAACCTATGGCTGAACCCGTTGCCGAGCCAGTTGCAGAAGCGCCAGACAGCGCCAAAGAAACACAGCGCTTGAAGTCTTGGGAAGGTCGGTTGAAGGCTCTGGAAGCACAGCTTAAAAGCAGCAAGTCGGCACCCGATGACAGTGGCGGCGATGTGATGGGTGACGGCGATGGCGACGAAGGCATTGAAGATGGCGGAAACCCCGATTTGGCTACAGCCATGAAGGCGCTATCGGACGACTTCGGCGAGGGCTTCACCAAGATGCTGATTGCAATCATTGATGCAAAGGTCGGTCAGGCCAATGAAAATGTCGCCAAGTCGGTGGACGAAATCATTAACGACATTGTGGATACCAAAGCGAAGGCGCACTTTGAAGCCATTGCTGACAAGCATCCCGATTTTATGGACGTGGCCGATAGCCCAGCGTTTGCAGAGTTCATTGCCGCGCAAGAAGATGCAGCCAAAGCGCAACAGGTTGTTGATGGCGGTACAAGCCGCGAGATTAACGCCTTGCTGGATGCCTTCAAAGCGACTCAGGCACAGCCAGAGCAACAAGGCGAACCAGCCGAGCAAGTTGAGCAGGCTGACGATGGCAGCATGGATGCAGCCGAGGGCGTGCGCTCTACAGGGATGCGCCTACCTATGCAGCCAAAAGCAAGTTCGGACTATGCAGATGCATGGCGAGAGTTTGCTGATTAACGACTACCGAGGACGGTACATACCTGCCTCACAGCCGCTTGCCTAGTGGCGGTTATCACTAGGCATTTTGGAGCAAGACAGCGAAACCAAGACGCGCAGACGCTAGTTATCGGAGATACGCTTTAGTGCGCCTCCACACGTTAACTAAATGCAGTTTGCATACGGCAGCGGCAGTAGTGTGGTCAGGCTTCTTTTTAGTTATTCGTTTGGTAGGAATGCCGAACGCGGATTGAAACTTTAAGGAAACTTATCATGTCACAGACAAACTTCGGGGACATCTCCCCACGTACCGCCGCCTATGCAGCTAAAAAATTGCTGAAACGCGGCCTTCCCTTCCTCGTTCTGGAGAAATTCGGACAAGCCGTTACTTTGCCTGCTTTCAATAGCAAGGTGATTAACTTTCGGCGCTTTACCGCGTTGCCAACTACCCCCACCACCTTAACCGAGGGCGTTACCCCCGGAGGTCAAGTGCTGTCTAAAACAGACATTACCGCGACACTGGCGCAATACGGCGACCGTGCCACCATTACCGATGTGATTCTTGATACCCATGAGGACCCCGTGCTGAACGAGGCCATCGAATTGCTAGGCGAACAAGCCGCGCAGATGATCGAGAAAATGCGCTTCGGTGTTTTGAAAGCAGGCACCAGCGTCGGTTATGCCAATGGCGCAATGCGCAGCGATGTTAATTCGCCGCTGACACTGGCCGCGCAACAGCGTGCAGTTCGTAATTTGAAGCGCCAAAATGCGCGTCCGATTACCTCTATCGTTACTTCTTCTGCGAAGTACGATACCGCCGCTGTAGCCCCCGGCTTCGTTGGCTTGATTCACCCTGACTTAGAGGGCGATGTTCGCGCTATGACCGGCTTTACCCCCGCTGAAAAGTACGGAACCCTAACCCCTTGGGAAAATGAACTGGGCAAAGTGAACGATGTGCGCTACTTAACTAGCACCATCTTCGAGCCTTGGGTTGACGTGGGCGGTGTGGCTGGCTCTATGTTATCCACCAATGGTAGTAACGCCGATGTGTACCCCGTGCTGTATCTGGCGCGTGATGCCTTCGGTATCGTGGCGCTCAAAGGCCAGTACGCCATCACTCCGATGATTACCAACCCCAAGCCTAGCGATTCCGATCCTTTGGCTCAACGTGGTCACGCGGCGTGGAAAACTATGCAAACTTGCGTTATTTTGCAGGATTTGTTCATGACACGTATTGAGGTTGCTGCAACCGCCTAAGCGTGATTGAGGTGGTTTAGCAATAAGCCACCTCACCCCTTTTTAAAGCCCCTTCATTGGGGTTTTTTTACGCCCCTTCATTGGGGCTTTTCTATTTGTGAGGCAACAAAATGTCCGATTCTCAAGTTACTACTCTCGAAGAAGCACCCGCTTTAGCTACAACCAAAACGACCAAGGCCAAGGTTGCAAAACCATCAGCCGAGGGCGCTAAGTTCTTTAACGTGCTGATTCACCCAACGGGCGATGAAACATCGTCTAGCGTAGTGGAGGTAAGCGTCGAAGGCTTCCTGACGCGCATACCGCGTGGCGTTTCATGCCGTGTGTCCGAAAGCATTTTGCACGTTCTGCAAAACGCGGTTGTGACCACGTACAAAAAGATGGGCGATGACGTACAGGAATTTAACACTCCACGTTTCCCGTTCAGCGCAACACCAGCCTAAAGGCGAGCCGGTATGTCTCCCGATGAATTTTACCCATACGTCAGGGTGGATGTACCGGATTGTCCTGACCCGTTAATCGTCGCAGCAGTGATTGCTACGTGCATCGAATTTTGCAGGGATACCTTGGCTTGGACGGAGTTTCAGGACTCCTTACCACTGGTCAATGGCGTGTCCGATTACGAGATAGATGCACCCGCGCAATCACGGCTGATTCAGGTGATGGATGTGTGGATGGAAGGTACGCGATTGGTGCCGGTAACGATGAAGGACTTACCAAGGCTTATGCCTAACTGGTCGAGCGCTTCATCAAACCTGCCGGTGTACTTCACCTCTGCGGTGGAGCGTGGAATCATGCGCGTGTACCCCAAGCCGACGAGCGTGAACGGTAGCAAGTTGACGCTGCGTATTGCGCTTATCCCTATCAGCAAGGCGACTACCTTGCCCGATTTCTTGGGGCTGCACCACTCCGAAACCATTGCTAGCGGCGCGAAGGCAAGGCTTTTGATGATGCCGTCTGCTCCTTGGTTTAACCCCAATTTGGCCGAGCGCCACCGGCAACTTTTTGGCGATGGCGTGATTAGCGCCCGCATTTCAGAACTGCACGACAGAACACCCAGCACGGTGAATGTGCAGTACCGCAAGTTTGGTTTTTAATTACTAGGAGATTGCTATGACTATTACGGCTCAATCGGTTATTCGTCGCGTGGTGGATACGCTGCAAGATAAAACTTCGATCACTTGGCCTGTGGCTGAGTTGGTTCGCTATTTGAACGACGGCCAGCGCGAGATTGTGCTGTACCGCCCCGATTCGATGGTGACTAACGCCACCGTAGATTTAGACCCGCGCAACTCGAAGCAGGCGATACCCGCCAACGGCTCCAAGTTGATTGAGGTGATTCGCAATACCGACGGCACCAAGCGGGCGGTACGGCTGACGACCCGTAGTATTTTGGATTCGCAGTCTCCCGATTGGCACTCGCACCCCAATGCGACCAACGAGATTCATCATTATATGTTTGATGCGCGTGACCCTAAGACGTTTTACGTCTACCCGCCAGCCGGTGATGCGTGCAGCGTAGAGTTGGTGTACTCCAGCCTGCCCGGCGATATAGCTGAGCCTGTAGAGGGTGCGCTCTATACCGCTGTCGCCGGCAATATTTCTGTGCCTGACATTTATGCCAATATTTTGCAGGACTACATTCTTTACCGTTCTTACACCAAGGACAGTGAGTATGCAGGGAACGGCGCACGCGCCCAAGCGCATTACGCTGCGTTTGCTGCGGCGCTGGGTATCGAGATTAAATCGACGATTGCAGTTTCCCCCACCACGGCGGCAGCTAGTAACGCCACCCAAGCCGCAAGCTAATAAGGGCTGGCCATGACTATACGAACTTGCAATGTTTCTTTTAGAGTTACAAACAGCGAGGGCGACGGTGTAGCAGGCGCAACGGTTAGCGCAACGTTAAACCGGAGCGCCTTAGCCGATGGTGTGCTCATTGTTCCAAAGTTGACCGAGGGCGTTTCCGGTGCTGACGGGATTGTGGTGCTGGAGTTGTGGCCGAATTCGCTGGGTTCGGTCAAAACGAATTACCGCATAAAGATTGATGTGCCGGGCGTGGGTGCTACCTACGCTAAAGCATACGTGCCCGATGTGAGTGCGATTGAGTTTTACGCGATTGGATCGGTGTACGGAACGCCTACTGACGCTGGCAGCGCGGCATCTTTAATCGGCCCACAAGGCTTACAAGGGGTGGCGGGCGGCAAGGGTCTAAAAGGCGATGCGGGCATTCAAGGCATTCAAGGTATTCAAGGGCCGAAGGGCGACAGGGGTGGCGTCGGTCCACAAGGGCAGGTTGTTACCGTTTCTGGAACGGTAGTGACTGGGCCAAAGGGCGAGACAGGGATAAGAGGGCTTCAGGGCGAGCAAGGCATTCAAGGTCCGAAAGGGGATGCAGGCGCAGCAGGTGCAAATGGTGCAACCGGCGCGCAAGGACTCCAAGGCTTAAAAGGGGATGCAGGCGCAAGAGGCTATCAAGGTGAGCGCGGCGCTACCGGCCCTATTGGTTCGCAGGGACTTAGAGGCTACCAAGGTGAGCAAGGTATGCAGGGTGCCAAAGGCGACCCCGGCTTAACCGGCGAAACCGGCTTAACCGGCTTTAAGGGTGATAGGGGTGACGATGGCCCACAAGGCCACCAAGGCGTAGAAGGTATGCGTGGAGCAACTGGCTCCATTGGCCTGCAAGGTGTCCAAGGCTTAACCGGCTTAACCGGAGCTACGGGCGCAAAGGGCGACATAGGCGTTCAGGGCTTGCCCGGCATTGATACCGAGCCGGCTCTGGCGGCTATGTACTCGAATCAAGGCACGATACTCACAAAAATTTCAGTAATGCTTAGGTCTATATTAAGCTGAGGTAACTAATGAGTATCAAATTTGAAATGGAATGTATAGCCGATATACAGGAGGAACTCTTGCAAATAAAGCGAATCAAGCAAACATTCCAGCGCGTATTAGCTCGCAAGGGCGTAAGTACCCGGAATGTGCCATTTACAGAATATGCAGAGCTAATACGTGGACTGCGTTCGAGAATCAAAAGGAATTAAAATGACTACTGTTAAACACTTTACCAATGTAATGCAAGGCGCACCCCAACTAGCGAATAAGTGGGGATGCATGGTGGAGTTACTGGATGCTTGTTTAGTCAATGGCTTTAATCAAAAGCCGGTTGCATCCATAACCGTTCCATCGCTGGGGACCGCTATCGTGACCATAGCAGCCGGGCATTTATACAAAGTCGATCAGGTGCTACTTATTGAAGGCGCGAACGAAGCGGCCTTTAATGGCGAGGTGCGCGTGGTTAGCGTGACTAGCACTAAGTTTACTTGCACCATCAATGCCCAAGCTGCTGGCAATGCAAGCGGCACCATGACCGTGAAGGTCGCTCCGCTGGGGTTCGAGAAGGTTTTTAGCGGGACAAGTAAGGGTGTGTACCGCAGCAAAAATGTATTGAGCAACCGGCCTTACTTGCGGGTAGATGACTGCCGCGCTGATGCCTACCATACCGGATGGGCTAAAAGAGCCAAGGTAGGCATGGCGCAAGGCATGGTGGATATTGACACGGTAGATGGGGCGCAGGCTCCTTATGCGCCATCGAACCCCAATCAAAATTGGGAGACAACGGGTGAGGTGAATTCAGGGGCAGTGGTAGATGGTTGGTATAAGTGGTACTACACAAGACACACGGGCTATTCTCATTCGGAATCCACTGGCGCTCCTGAGTACAACCGTCCGTGGGTGCTGGTGGGTGATGACCGGGGGTTTTACCTGTTCAACGAACACGATAACACGCAAGGAAACTCGGGGCGCGGCGGCTATTGCTTCACAGATTTTGAAAGCTACCGGCAAGGCGATCCGTTCAATACGCTGCTAGCCGCAACCGACAGGTATTGCCGTGCTGATGCGACTATAAGCGGATATGGCAACGATCACGCCAACTGGTTTAATCGTTCGATGGATATGACCGGAAAAATCCTGATGCGCGACCACACGCTGTTAGGCGGCAATCAGCGGGTCGGGCTAACCTCGCTCAACACCAACAACGGGCAAACCATCAGCGGCAGGGCTACGGGGATTCCGTTTCCTAACCCGGTTGATTACTCGCTGATTTTGCATCCTACATTTTTGATGCAGGAAAGCAGCAAGGGCTTGCGCGGCAAGCTGCCCGGCCTGATGTGGGTGCATAACGACCAGCCACTACAGGATTTAAACATCGTTGAGAACGTGGTCGGCTATGCAGGGCGTAAATTCCTGCTTGTGCGAATGTGTTATGAAAATGAACAAAGCACATCCGTGATGGCGATGGATATTACCGGCCCGTGGTGGTGATATGTGGTGGACTACTGTACCAAACTTAACCCCCGTTGCGGCATGGGATGCGACGCGGGTTGCTGGCGCTCAGTTGCTGGATGGGGTGGGGGATAACCATATTACCGCTACCAGCGAAATAGTGACTCATAAATACTGGCTTAGAGGCGTTTCAGGGGACAGCAACCCTATGGCGCTCACTACCCCGATACCGATACCGGCTAACGGGGTAGTGGCTGGATTTTTTACGCCCAGACGGTCAACCGTCCTGCTGGCCAGAGGGTCTAACGATACCGCAGCCTATGCCCTACACGTAACTCCTGTGGGAAATTGGCACGCATCAAATCATGGTAGCGGTGGCCACTATGGCAGTAACGGGGGCATGGGGTCGTCTATGTTTGCGGCAATGGTTTGTGTTGCTGATTCGTATTCATACCTCTACGTTAACGGGACATTGGTAGGTCAGATAAGTAGTTGGTACACCATGAGCCAGATAGGGCAGATTGGGTATGCGGAGAATGGTAACGAGCACAACCTTGACGCGGACGAACACTTCCACGCTCTCGGCGTTTGGACTGGATCAGCAACGCAAGCGGATGTTAAGGCGCTAGAGGCGGCGGCTAGGGCTGAGCTTAGAGGGGAAGATGCGACTTTCCGTAGCATTGCCACTGGCCTTGGGCGCATGACGTTTCCTATTCCGCAGCACTTGCTACTGAGTCCGATACCTCCGCGCTTCGTTGGCTCCACCCTGACGCGGCGCGACTACCTTTTCGGCGGCAACGGGCGCATTGAGGGGTCGATCAAGGTGAAGGGCGTGCCCGATAAGCCATTCCAGCGGCGGGTACAACTCTATGATGAAACCAGCAAGACTATGACCCGCGAGGTGTGGAGCGACCTGAACTCTGGCGCTTACCTTTTCGAGAACATCGACCCGAAGCTAACCTACTCGATTATCAGCTACGACTATCAAGGCGCGTATCGGGCGGTGATAGCCAGTGGCATAAAAGCAAACACGTAACTAACCGGAGAACATGATGCAAAAACAAATTTTCAAACCTTGGAGTAAGGGCTACTCTACCAGCATGACTAACGCAGATGCGGTAATGACCGCTGAGGGAATGCCTGTTTGCCGGATGGTTGAGCCGGTAGTGCCGGACGCTATCGATCTGATTCTGGCCGCACCAGCGATGCACAAGGCATTGGCTGATTTGGTGCAATGCTTGGCGATGGGCAATGACCCGGCAGAGAAGAACCCGGCTGGCGTTAGCTTGCTGATGTTAGCCCAGCAATCATTGCCGAAGGGTTAGCTATGGCGGTTGATCTAGTGTTTTTAACCAGCGCTACAGAGATTGACCCCCGCATGGTCTTTGGTCAGGTATGGTCTGACCCCGCACCGTTGATACGGCAAGCAGATGGGCTACTCGCACAGTTAATGGCTGTAAAGCTGGATATACGAAGTGCGGTTGAAAGCCTTGGTGCGAACCTAACAGGCGTGGCTTTTGGTGCATATGTTGATTATCTGGATAAGCTAACTCTGGATTTATAGCTGCACTTGCCGGCTCTGGCCGTACATTGCGAAACCAGAGCCAGCGTAAAAAAATAAATCAGAGCTTTTGCCTTCCCTTCTGGCGGTAATTATTTGACCATTGGCGGTTGTTATCGCCCTAATGGAGTATGTAATGCCGATTACTTGCGCTGTTTCATGTCAAGTCAATGACCAGAAGAATCTTCCCGTTAAAGGGGCGATGATTTCTGCGACCCTCAGTGCTGTAGATATATATCAGGGATATGTCGCGCCCGCTGATGTTGAGGTTGTTACAGATTCCGCAGGTCGGGCGGTGATGCACTTATGGCCTAACCAATTAGGTGCGGTGGCATCGTTTTACAAGATCAGGATTACTACCCCTTCTGGTAAGTCGGTTCGCACTACTGCGGTTGTGCCGAATGCGCCGACTGCACAACTTCACCTTATTTCTGAACTTCCCCCGTATGAGGGTAAAACAACGGGCTATGTGTTACTGGATACGGTAGCAACAGCGGCGGCAAAACTGGATGCCAGTATTACAGCCGCACAGGCTACCGTTATAGCTTTGACCTCTGCCGTTGATGCGGCGGGTATGCCACTTGACCCGCAATCCTTGGAACGTTTGTACGCAAACCTTCGTGGACCACAAGGCGATAAGGGCGCTACAGGTGCAAGAGGTGCAGCGGGTGAGCAAGGACCAAAAGGCGATACAGGCGCTAGTGGTAGTGGTAGTGGTGGTGGTGGTGGTAGTGGCACAGGCGCGCAAGGACTGCAAGGACTGCAAGGCATTAAAGGTGATAAAGGCGATACAGGTGTTCAAGGGCTGCAAGGCGATAAAGGCGACCAAGGCTTGCAAGGCTACCAAGGCGTTGAAGGGCAGGTAGGTCCACAGGGAGAGCGTGGATTTACAGGTTCGAGGGGGCTGCAAGGGGCTACAGGGCTTAACGGTTCCGCAGGGCTTCGCGGCGAACGTGGTTTATCTGGTGATGCAGGCGACACTGGCGAGCAAGGCATTCAAGGGTTAACAGGATTGACGGGTGCAACCGGCGATACGGGTGCGCAGGGGCCAAGAGGATTACCGGGCGCTCAGGGCTTTACCGGCATTAAAGGTGATGCAGGCGCAAGAGGTGCAACCGGCGAACAAGGCATACAAGGTGCTACGGGCGAAAAAGGTGATACCGGCACTATCGGTGATACCGGCATACGCGGCGTAACAGGACTACAGGGTGCAACTGGTGGTGCTGGCGCTACTGGCGCGGCGGGGGCTAAGGGCGATTCTGGCGTTAAAGGTGATTCTGGCGCGACTGGAGCTAAGGGCGAAGTGGGCGCGACGGGCGCTGCTGGTGCGCAAGGGGTAAAGGGCGACACCGGAACCGCAGGCGCTGCTGGTGAAAAAGGCGATGCAGGCGCTACAGGAGCCAAAGGCGACACGGGCTTGCAGGGCGCTACGGGTGCTGCTGGGGCTAAGGGCGATCAGGGAATTCAGGGTGCTACGGGCGCTGCTGGTGCCAAAGGTGACGCTGGCGCTGCTGGTGCCGCTGGTGCTAAAGGTGATACCGGCGACAAGGGCGACACCGGCCAGCGAGGATTACAAGGCGAACCCGGAACAGGGGGCGGGGCGGTTGCACGTTTTAAACGTGTGGCATGGGCAAACCCAATGGGTAGCTCTACTACGTTGGCGCAAGCGGGGCTTATGCTTATTGCGACAGGAACCGCAGTCAGCACTACAGTTACGACGCTAAACGCCCATCAGATGATGCGGCGGCTTTACTACGCTGCGACAGTCGCCGCAGTTAACGCGGTAGCAGGTACGCGGGGTCTTTCGGGGCAATGGTTTCGTGGTGCGCAGGGCAGTAAATTTGGTGGGTTTAATTTCCTCTGCCGCTTCGGCCCATCCACGGGCGCGGCTGCGAACGCTACCCGCCGTGGCTTTTGTGGCCTGCGCACGGCCAACCTGCCTTCAGACACTGACCCGTCCACCGTTCAGAACATTTTAGGCGTGGGCTGCGATGCAGCGGATACCACCTACCACATCATGCACAAGGATAACTTGGGCGCGGTCACGAAGGTGGATACCGGCATTAGCAAAAGTGCGGCAGATTTCACCGAAGTTTATGAGCTGGAGATGAGCTGCATACCCGGTGGCGATGTGACATTCAAATTTACCAACCTCACTACCGACGAGGTGTTTACCCATACCGCATCTACCAATCTGCCAGCCGCCACGGCGCTGCTGAATCCGCAGTTGTGGTACTCGGTGGGCGGCACTTCTAGCGTTATTGGTGCGTCGCTGATGCACTTATCTATTGAAACTGATTATTGATATGAAACAAGAACTTTACTACGCCAAAGCCGTGTTGTGTGGAATAGCCGCGCTTTGGATGATGCTTGGGGGCTTAGCCCTCGAAGTGTTTATTCGGATTTTATTCTAGGGGTGCGCCATGAGTGAATTTACTAAACCGCCAGAAGTCCAGTCAGACCCGTTTGACCGCAGGGATAGCCGCGTATCTACCCAGTGGGTGCGCGATGCTTTTGCTGACCAATCGGAGAAGATTGACACGTTAACAACCAAGGTGGATGCGCTGCATAGCACCGTGACCGAATCTGTGCCGAACAGCGACTTTAAGGCACACCACGACACCCATGCAATGCTGGCTAGGCGTGAAGAAGCATCCAACGAGCGTAAAAAGTTTTGGCGCTCTTTCCGTGATGACATTATGAAAAAAGGCTTAACAGCAGCCGTTGTTTTTATTGCGGCATTGTTTGCGCTTGGTAGTCAGGCCAAGTTCAAAGAATGGGTAAACGATGCGGTGAGCACAGCCCCAGTGGAGACTAAAAAATGAACCACGCAACCCTCATGATTCGCATAGGTGGCTGGCTTAGCTTCGCTTGTACGCTGGTGTTTGGCGCGGTGTTGTTCATCACGTTTGACAGCGACCCGCCATTCTCGCCTGCTGATGGCGTGACCACGATTAGCAACCAAAACGGCGCAAAGGTGCTGGTTGAGAGCCGAGGCTTTGCAGGTAAAGATACCAGCGAGATGACCATCTACCGGACGTTCTACCACAAGAGTGATGCCGTTCACCATGTGGTTGCCGTTGAAGGCGGTGTGGTGATTAACCAAAAAACCGACTACGTGGTGCTGCGCTCGTTTGTCCTGCCTGCCCACGTAACTGGCTCTTGGTGCAGTACCGCGACGATTTACTGGCGACCCATGCTGTCGCTCAAGCAGCACAGCTTCGCGTTACCCGACCTTTGTTTCGAGGTGCCCCATGATTAAGTACATCCTAGCTTTGGCTTTGGCTATGCCTGCTTACGGACAGACCGTGAAGATGGTCACGGAAGATTTCCCCCCGTTTCAAACGCTCAATAACGGCAATATGCAAGGGCCGATGTACAGCATCATGCGCTCGATTTGCTTGGAAGCCAACTTGCAATGCAGGTTTGAAATGCTGCCTTGGAAAGACGCTTACCGCAAAGCAGTTTCAGGCGAAGCCGATGTGGTGTTTAGCATCTTGCTTGAAGTACCAGAGCGTAGAGAGTTTTTCTACCTGTCTCCGTCTATCGTAAACACCAGCTACAGCTTCTTTGTGCCTAGCCGTAGCAAGTGGGTGTACTCCGGTTTGCAGAGTCTGGACGGGATGATCCTCGGTGCCTATGGCCCAAGCGGTACATCTATCGTTGCACAAGAGGTCGTGACAAGTCGTGCGGTACAGGGCTTTGAGCCTACGACGCTGATTATCGAGCCGAGCATTGTCGATAGCTTTCAGCAACTGATTATCGGCAAGTACGGCGTTAACGGTGCGATTGTTGTAAACAAGGATGTTGGCATAGCACTACTCAAAAAGCATTCGATCTTCGGCCCGAAAGTGGCCGGTGACATCAAGCAGATTACTTATGGCTTTGGCGTGTCTAAGAAGGCAAGTCGTAGTGACCTCTACCCGCGTTTGGTTGACGCGCTACGGCGCTTGCAACTGCGCGGTGAAGTGCTGGACACCTTGCGCTTTTACGGGCTAAAGGCGGCACCGTGACTATCGACACCGTACCAATGCCCCTCACCGATGCCGAAATTGCCGGGTTACTGGCAGACATTGAAAAAGATGAACTGGGCGAACCCACGCTAAGTGCGGAAGAACTCAAAGACTGGCTTTCAGGAACTAACGGACACAAGGGAACTTTATGAACTACGACCAAGCGTATGACCTGCTAATTAAACATGAGGGCGGCTTTAGCAACCATCCCGATGACAAGGGCGGTGCAACGATGTGGGGTGTGACTGAGCAGGTTGCCCGTCAGAACGGCTATACCGGCCCGATGAAAGACCTTAGCCAACCGTTCGCAAAAATCATCTATCGCAAGCTGTACTGGGATGCGGTGAGTGCCGATCAACTGCCTGATGAAGTGCGCTACTCCGTGTTTGATGCCGCGGTGAATAGCGGCACTGGTCGCGCAATCAAGTGGCTACAACAGGCCGTTGGTGAGACACAGGACGGTGTGATTGGCTCTGTAACGCTACGGGCGGTGCGTCAAGCCATCCCCAGCATTACCGCCGCAAGCATTAACGGCAATCGTTTGCTGTTTCTGACAAACCAACCTAACTGGCCTGCCTTCGGTAAAGGCTGGTCACGTCGCATTGCATCTAATTTAACTGGGAGTTTGGTATGACTTTTAAAGTCGGGATTGTTTTGTCGGGTGGTGGCGCTAAGGGCGCTTTTGAAGTGGGCGCATTGTCGGTGCTAATACCGTACTTGCGTGCCAATGATATGCAGCTTTGCGCTATTGCCGGTACGTCGATTGGTGCCTTCAATGGTGCCTTTGTTGCTGCGAACCAGTTTGCTGAGCTGAAAGAGATTTGGCACGGCTGGGACAACCACAACTGCGCATTAACCGAATCGGGCTTCCTTGGCCCGCTGTTCTCACTGGCGGTACGGGGCTATATGTACCGTACTCCGTACTCGTTCTTGAAAGAGAATTTAGACGTAGAGAAGATGATGGGTAGCCGCATTAAGTACATCAATACCGCCGTGCGCTTAGGCGATGGTCAGATGTACATCGGTGGTAACACCAAACCAAAATCAGATGACCTCGCTCTGCGTGAGATTCTGGCTTCTATGGCTCCTGCACCTGTTACGCCTGCGGTAACTATCAACGGCGAAGAATATGTAGATGGTGGCTTTCGAGATACCGTGCCTACCCGCGCACTGGTGGACAACTGCGGAGAACGACTAGACCGTGTGTTTGTGATTTCCGTAAATCCCAAAGAGCGCATCTGGAATCCAGCGGTAACTATGGGCGGCACATCTTCGCTGCTTGACCGCGTGCAATTTGCCTTTAACGACATCCTTTGGGACGAGGCGCTACGCAACGATCTGGAGTGGGGTCAGCAATATTTCCCCAAGGATGGCTCTTATGTCGTGGTCTATCCCGAAGTGGCTCACACCACCGGCGCTAACTTCTCCAAGGTACGGATCAGCGCTGCCTATGCCCACGGCGTTGAAGTGATGGCCGGAATGCTACGGGGCTGATATGGACAAGCACACGATTGTGATTGATGCAAAGCTGGAGTTTGAAGTCGAGGCTAACCACGAGGTTGTGGCTACGAGTCAAGCATTGATCTGGCTTTGCGATGCACTGACCAAAAGCGGGGATTCCCCGCTGAAGGCAGCAGGTTTTAACTTAGGCAACAAACAGGAGTAAATCATGGATATGTCATTTTTAAAGAGCTTTGCGCCCTTAATCGGTACTGCACTCGCTGGTCCTCTTGGTGCTGCTGCTGCATCCTTTGTGGCTGACAAACTGAACATTGAGAACAAGACGGTGGAGGCGGTATCGAGTGCGCTGTCTGCAAGCAAACTCAACCCTGAACAGATCGCTGGCATTCGTGCCGCTGAGATGGAGTTCCAGAAGTTTTGTGAGCAAAACAAGATTGACCTTGCACGACTGGAAGTGGACAACGTGAAGTCTGCACGCGATATGCAGATTGCCAACAAGAGCAAGACGCCTGAGATTCTGTCCTTCGTTATCACGATTGGCTTCTTCGGGATTCTGGCTTATATGCTGACGATGGAAGCCAAACCCGGTGATGCCTTGCTCATCATGCTTGGCTCGTTAGGCACTGCTTGGGCTGCTGTCTGTAACTTCTGGTTTGGTTCAACTAACGGCTCTGCCCGTAAGACTGACCTGCTGGCTCAGGCGCAACCTATCAGTGAAGCCAAATAATCATGTATAAAAACCAGCGATTTGTTGACACGTTGCCAGTCATATGTACAAAAAAGGCGATTATTTGTGCATATGGTTTGCTTCTGTCCCTTAGCTGCACAGCGGCTACGTTCCACGGCATTGTCACTAAGGTGCAAGACGGTGACACCCTGACGCTGACCTCGGGCAAGACGATTCACAAGGTTCGCCTTGAGAGTATTGATGCGCCGGAGTTAAAGCAGTTCTATGGCTATGCGTCACGCAACTCATTGTCGCAACTGACACTGAATAAGAAAGCCACTACTGTTTGTTCTACCAAAGACATTTACAAGCGGGATGTATGCACCGTACTGGTGGACAAGATAGACATCAATGCGCTGCAAGTAGAGCGCGGCATGGCGTGGGCTTACCTGCGCTATGCACCTAAAGGAACGCCGCTAAAGGGCATACAGGACAAGGCGCGTGAATCGAAGCTAGGGTTGTGGTCTGAAGCTGAACCCGAGGCACCTTGGGACTTTAGACGCGCTGTGAAAGCGGCGGATTGAGCCAATTAAAAAGCCCTTGGAGGTACGAACTCCAAAGGCCTTAGTACTGACACCAACACTGTCAATTCTACTACTTTTCTTTTGGAGTTTTTCATGTCACAGATTCTTATTAAGTACAGCCTTGTTACCGAAACCCCTGTATCTTTGGTTAAAGGTGAGTTAGCTTACTCACAACTCAGCGGTAATCTGTATATTGGTTCTGACTCGGGCGTACCCCAGCTTATTGGCGGTGCTGATCTGGTCGCAAAATTCGGCGTTGTCGATGGTGCAGTTACCCAGTTAAAAATCGACGTTGATGCTGCGGAAGTCGAAATTCAGACGCTGATTAATTCAGTTCTAGGCGCAGGTGGCGTGGTTGAGCGCCTCGTCAGTCTTGAGACTGCCCGCGACGATCATGAGTCACGTATCACCGACAACACAGGCCGTATCAATGGCGTTGAATCTGCCTACCTAGCGGCTGATGCTGTTTTGGGTGTGCGTATTGATGGCGTAAGCGCAGAGATTGCCAATTTGCAGACGCAAGTAGGCACTGGCCTGACTGACCGCGTTAAAACGCTGGAAGATTCCCAGTTAGTACAAGACGGCCTTATTACTGATGTCATTGCTGAGTCTGCCGCAGCAACTGCCTTGCTCAACGGCGGTAAGCCCACTTTCAGCGATCTTACCGTCACTGGCAAGCTTATCGTTAATGGTGGCGTTACCAGCATTGAGTCTACCGTTGTCACCATCAAAGACCCGGTTATCTCCTTGGGTGACGCTACGGCTTTGGTCAACGATGGCATGGATCGTGGTGTCGAGTTTAAACACTTCGACTCCAATGCGGGTGCCATTAAGACCGGCTTCTTTGGTATGGACGGGGTAGATAAGAAATTCCGATTCATCCCCGATGCCGAGATGAACTCTGGCGATAACGTCTACACCGGCGACACTGGCATCATCGTCGGCAACATCGAGGGTACAGCAACCAAGCTGGCTGCTGAATTCGAGTTCAAAGTGTCAGGCGATGCTATAGGTCAAGTGAATGTGGACGGTGGCAGTAACGTCAACATGAGCGTTGCTGTGACCGGCTATAGCGATGCTATCGCTGATGGCTTGGTTCGCCGTGATGGGGCTGGTAACGCTAAGTTTGCGATTATCGAAACCTTCGGTCAATCAATCTTCGGTGGCGGTGCTGACTTCAAAGGTAAAGAGTTGGTCGATGCGGTCATCAATGGCGGTGAGTTCTAAGTAACGTAGCAAGGGGGTGGGGCAACTCACCCCCTTCTTACCATGAGCAATCAAATCATTCTCAAACACTCCGGTGTGCCCTACAAGGTGCCTAAGTATCTTGCGCTGGGCGAGTTAGCTGTCAATGCCGAAGACGGCGTGATCTTCTTTCGCTCTCCCTCTGGTGAGATGCACCAGATTAAATCCCTACAGCCCAACCTCATGGATGGTGTCAACCGCTGGCTGGTGTTCTTTCTGGCGATTTTCTGGCTGTCGGCTACTGCGGTACTGTTTATTAAGGCTTTGGTATGAAACTTACGCTGTCTGGTTTTCAAGGCGCTAACCGTGCGCTGCACCCTAAACTACTGCCTGATGGCGTAGGCGTGGCGTCGAATAACCAGAAGCCGGGCCGTGGCGATCTGCGTCCGTGGCGTAGCCCGCTAGAGGTGGCTACCGTACCAGCGGGAACAAAGTCGCTGTACCGCATGGGGCGGGATGTGGCTTCGGACGCTTTGTACTGGTTGAGTTGGCCTAAAGAGGTTCATGTGTCGCAGGGTTTTGAGGCCGGGGATTCTGTTGTGTACGGATCAGACGGAGCAGTAACCGGAACCGGCAAAACTGAACGCACTTACTACACGGGTGACGGAGCACCAAAGGTTACAGATACGACATTGGCGCTGGCCGCTGCACCCTACCCGATGGCGGCGCGGGATTTGGGTGTACCTAAGCCTCCTAGCGCAATCACCGCCTCCCTTGCAACTGTTTTTGCTAAAGCGGGTTCTGCGGAGGCAATGCAGGAAACCGTGTTTTATGTGTACACCTATGTGTCTGATTGGGGTTCGGAGGGGGCACCTAGCAATGTAAGTATTCAGGTGGATAAGCAGCGCGTAGATACGGTTAGCCTGACGGGCTTTTCTGCACCACCCTCCGGCAATTACGGCATTAACCGAATGCGCATCTATCGAACAAAAGCCAGTGCTGGTGGGGCAGAGTTCTATCTTTTCCGCACGGTGGCTATTGGTACGCAACTGGTCGTTGATGCTGACGAGGAATTGGGGGAGGTGATGCCCACGGCTACATGGGAGATGCCGCCAGCAGATTTAAAGGGGTTGATTTCGCTTTGGAATGGAATGCTCGCTGGCATCAGTGGTAATTCAGTACGCTTTTGTGAGGCGTATGTGCCCTACGCTTGGCCTCCTGAGTACGACGCTGTACCGCCCGACGGCACGCCCGTTGCCCTTGGTGTGTTCGGTCAGAGCGTGCTTGTTCTGACAACCGGCAGGCCACTTCTGTTAAGTGGGTCGTCGCCGGACTCGATGGATCAGCAGCCACTAGAAATCCCGCAAGGATGCATGGCGGCGCGTTCGGTAGTGAGCATGGGTAATGGCGTGGCGTGGTCTAGCAATGACGGGTTGTGCTGGTACGGCGCAGGCGGTGCGCGGATTCTAACGTCGGGCATTATGACCCGCGAAGATTGGCAGGCGCTACGCCCCGCTAGCGTGATCGGCTGTATGTACGAGGGCTTGTACTTCGGCAGCTATGACGACGGCACCGGGCGCAAGGGTTTCATGATTGACCCCGGCAACGCGCAGGGCATTTACTTTCTTGACGTTGGCTTTGAGGCTATGCACTTCGATGAGTTGCAAGATCAGCTTTATGTGGTGGCAGATAACAAGTTGATGCGCTGGGATGCGGGGATTCCTATGCAAGCGACGTTTAAGAGCAAGGTGTTCCGCACGCCTCACCCCACTAATTTTTCCTGCGCGCAGGTGGTGGCAGACGGCTATCCGCTAACCGTTAAGGTGTACGCTGATGGCGTATTGCAGCATACCCAGACGGTAGAGAACCGCCAGCCGTTTCGACTGCCTTCTGGATTTAAAGCGGAGGACTGGCAGGTTTCAGTGGTGACTAACCACGCTGTGCAAGGTCTTGTGATTGCTAACAATATGTCTGAATTAGGTGCTGTATGACCGACGAACGTAATGATTTACCCAACCCTTCGGCGAATAACTACGATCAGCGCGTTCGTGAAACTTTGATGACCTACATGGGTCGGCAAGGCAACCCGTTAGATCGCGGCCTGACGATGCGCGATATGCTGGACGCGGGGTTAATAGCTATCAATGATGGCGCGAAGCTAACTACAGGCATGAGTAGACTGCCTATCAAGTCAGGGCCTAATATTACAGCCGACACCCTGCCAGATTTAACGCCGCCACCTACGCCGGAAGGGTTTGAAGTACACGCCGGCTTCACGCAGATAATGATTGAGCATGATCCGGCAACATTCACTCAGGGGCATGGGCACTTGCGTACAGTCGTTTACGGCAAGGTGCGGGCGGTGGGCGAAGCGGCTCCGGTGTTTGCACACGCGGTGAAGGTCGCAGAGTTTGGCGGCTCTGTGTTCTCTATGCCTAGCGCACCCGCTACAACATGGCACTTGTGGATTAAGTGGGAAACCAATGACGGCGTGCTATCCGCAGACCCTGCTGGTGGCACTAACGGGCAGGTGGCTATTACAGGGCAGGATGTTTCCAAATTGCTGGAGGCGATGACAGGAGAGATTACAGAGTCGCAGTTGTACGGCGATTTGACTAGGCGCATTGATCTGGTGGACGGCCCAGCCACGATGGTGAACTCCGTTGCAGACAAAGTAAAGGCCGAGGCAGAGGCGAGAGGTTTGGCCATTGAGGCAGAGGCGAAAGCACGGACAGACGCGCTGATCGATCAGGCTCGAACGATAGGGGCTTCGATTACAACTGTGAGTGAATCGGTGCAGACGCTATCCGAATCATACGGAAAGCACGTCATATCAATAACAGCGGGCTTGGGTGATGCGGTAGCGGCAGCGACAACAGAGACAGGGGTACGTGTATCTGCGGAGGATGTGATTGCGAAAAGTGTAACTGCGATGGGTGGCAGGATGGGCACTGCTGAGGCGTGGATAAACACAGAAACATCGACTCGACTTGAAAAAGACAAAGCTACAGGCAGGATTCTCGACGCCATTGGCTTGACAGTGGATGACCCGATAACTGGGGTAGCGGCTACCAGCGCTAAACTTATTCGGGATTACAGCACCACCATTGATGCCAAGCAGTTTGTGCATAACAGTATTGTAGATTTCAGCGGGGAGGTGTATGACCCCGTGACGGGTGCGGTAAAGAGTGCGCTTAACTCGGAAATAATTTCATCAAAGGTGGACGCTGAGTTGATGATGGGCACCAAGATCACCAACTTTGGCAATGAGATTAAAGACCCGGTGAAGGGGGTTATTGCTTCCGCTATTTCATCCGGGGTAATCTACAGCAAGATTGACGCTAAAGAAGCGGTGTCAACAGAAATCAAGACGACGCAATCCAAGTTCATGAACCCGGAAACAGGGTTGATTAACGACGCAGCGATACAGACCACGCTGTTTACTCGGACAGACGCTAAAGAGGCAATAGCGAATGAGATTAAGTCGTACAAAGCAACCGTTGGCGGCAAGACCTTTAGCGAGATAGAGATTCAAGCGAACACGGCTGCAAGTGATGCAGGTGCTCTGAAATCTCAGTACACGGTGAAGTTGAATACCGTGGGCACTAACGGGGTGCTGGCAATAGCGGGCTTCGGCTTGGCGAGCGAACCCACTGCGGCGGGGGGGATGACCTCGCAGTTCTTGGTGAATGCTGACAGGTTTGCGGTGGTTTCGGGTACTGACGGGGGAACATATGCGCCTTTTACTGTGCAAGGTGTGGACGAAGTTCTGCCCAATGGAACGGAACTCAAGAAGGGCGTTTACATGGACGCTGCGTTTATTCGTAACGCAACGATCACCGGCGCGATGGTTGTTCAGGGAACCATCGAAGATATGCACGTTACTGAGCTGAACGCCACTAAGTTGACTGCTGGTGAAGGCATTATTGGGGACAGGCTTAAAAGCCAGAACAATAACGATGCCAATACGCAAGGGTGGCGCATTGAGCCTAATGGCAATGCCACGTTCAACGGTGTTGTTGTGCGCGGCACGGTATATGCGGATGCGGGTCGCATTGGTGGACTGACATTGACGGGGGGAGTGATTCATTCAAGTGGAGTCACACCACCGCCGCTATTAGTTGAGCCAGACCTAACGCGAACCCGTCCGGTCAAGCAAGTGGTAGCCACTGGCTCTGGTACGCCATCTACGATTTTAGTGCTGCAAGATGGGGAGGTAATGGGCTTTGGCTATTGGGAATCCGGTCTTTTTGGTGCGGCTTACACGGCTGCAAGCGGCTTAACAGCAGGCACGCCTATGCCGATTGCGCTGCTTAAAAATCCAAATGGTACGCCATTCATTACCAATGTAGCTGCGGCAGATGCTGGTGAGAATTTCTTGGCATTCTTAAAACACGATGGTACGGTTTGGTTTATTGGAGGGTCAATTGAGAGCGTGATGATTCCCAATTTAACGATGATTGCCGGGGTGAGTGATGTAGTTTCCATCTCTGCTGCGCAAAATTTTCTAGTCATGCTAACCGCCAGCGGGCAAGTGTATGTGCGGGGGCAGCAACGCGATGCTCTTTGCCATAACATTGAGGTTGCTAACCAAAACTGGGACGCACCATTGAATCTGGTGGCGTATGGATTCCAAGGCTCACTCAGAGCGACTAGGGTTATGAAAATCACGGCTGGTGGCTACCACTTCGCCATGCTGGATTCAAACGGCTACGTGTGGACTGCGGGGCAAAACTTTTGGGGCGAGATGGGTGTGGAGTTACCAACCGAAAAAGGCGTGCACCTTTTCCATATACACCGCACGCTTATAGATGGGACGCGAAAGCACAACTACACTATTTCGGATATTTGGGCGGGTGATCGTATAACCATGTTTGCTATTAAGGCAACTTACCCCCACCCAAGCGGCACAGATGTTGGGTTACTAGCGGGTGGGTTATATAGTGTTGGGTGTGAGATGCCTTTTAGAAACCCCAAGCCCGGTGTTTTCGGAGATGCGTGGGTAGTTCTACCCGTACCTTACGACCCGCACCTTTTAGACACTAGGCACTACCCAAAATTGGTTTGTAAAAGCGCCGATACCGGCACAACCTATAGGGTGGTTATTGGTGGTGGCATAAACGGCGTGCCCGGAGACTATCGCAGAGCAATCATCAGGCAGCAAGGTGCCTATAACCACATCTTTTGCCTCGGCTTTGAAGGGTTTGAGCGAGATTTGCCGGTGATGCAAATGAAACCGGCAAAAAACTTTAGCGGTGTCACCCAGACTATACAGAATGACTTTCTGTATAAAGGGGTTCGCGTTAACACCCCAGCCGAAGCCGTCTCTGCGCGGAGATACGATAGTCCATCGGGGGATCGGAATGAGAGCACGGCCCGGCCTATGGGTGATGTTTTCTACATAAAGGATGACGGGGATTATTCGTTAGTTCACCCGACTGATTCTTTATATACTTGGGTTAAAGGCAAGATGGCTAACCCTTTTATGGCGTTAGTACCCGGTGGTGAAAGTTATGCAAGAGAGTGGCTTACAGGCTCTAAGGAACTGCCATCAGACATTCGTTATGGCTACCCGAATATGCGGCTGGATACTGATTTTCCGAATACCTATCAGGACGGTTATAACCTGAGAGCAACTGAAGAATATGGTTCAGGCGTTGTATTGGATAGGCCTACTGCTACTGAAAAACGTCACGTAAACAAAGGTTTATATAGCGTGGATGAGGTGCATACACAAACAGGCATTCCAATTTACAACAATCACAGTTACGACTTAACCCCAGCACTCGATACAGAACTCCGTTGGTGGAACACTTACATCGGGCCGCTAACGGTTTGCCATATTAACGAGGTTAATGCTGTTTACACGGTGGCAGACGCTACTGTTTTTGGTGCTTGGACGGGGCTTTATGCACAAGACTTTACTTCGCAGTACGCCGCGCAGTACATAAACAAGTGGCGGGAGCGTTTGCGCTCTTTACGCTCTGGGGCGGGTTTTACCACTTCAAGAGAAGACCCTTCCATCCCGTTTGGCGGCAGTGGGTTTGGCGTAAAGTCAAACGGAAATTTTATGTTTGGTAATTCCGCTGGGAATAACCTCACGTTTAATGGCTCGGCCTTATCTTACAGAGGCTCACTTGATGTTAAGAGTTCAACCGATACCAATAAATCGCGTATGGAAATCACGGATGATTGCATCAAGGTGTATGAGGGTAGCCAATTGCGGGTAGTGATTGGGAGGCTACCATAATGAGCGCACTTGACACGCAAATAAGTAACGCGGTTGTACGCAGAACAGATGTTAAGAATCAGTTGGATGCGTTGACCGCAAGGGTGAAAAACCTTCAAGATGGGCTTCCAGCCGTTTTTGCCGAAGTGAAAGCCTACGCGAATGAGCAGGGTGTTGATTTGCAAGTCGGCAGTCCTAGCAAAGTTAAAATCCAAGACGTAGTGCAGTCGCAATACGGGCATACGCTCATTGTGATGGAAGATGGGTCTGTATTGGGCGCAGGAATTACGATGGGTTCATCCCTCGGGGGTGCCGCAGCAGAAAATTATGGCTGGAGTTGGGTTTCGCAAAAACACAATAATGGGTTTGGCATTCACGGGCAGGTTATCCGCAATAACACTACTGATTACAGCGGAGAGGTTGCCCTTCAAGTGCTGCCAATCAGCGATGTGAAAAAAGCGGTAGCAGGTGAGCGATTTACTGCGTTCTTAAAAAATGATGGCACAGTGTGGTTTATGGGTGATTTGATTGGAGGGGTTCTTCGCTCTACTCCTGTACAAATAGCCGACCTACCGTTAGCGCAAGATATATCGGCGGTGATGAGTTTTCTGCTTATTCTTACCAGAGATGGCGACGCTTTCTTTAGAGGCGACAAATCTAACGAGTCAAATATTTGGCGGCGTAAATGGGTTAGCTCTGCATCCACTGACCGCAACCTCAAACTAGAAGCGCGCATACCAACATCCACACTAGAGGATACGCAGAAGAACTGGCCGCATTCACATGGTTATGGTCCATTCGAGTTTGCGGAGTTTGATTTTACGTCCGACAACGCATGGGCCGCAAACGCAAATGAGCGATATTTCCGATGGAATTGGAGTTCTCCACGGAAATTCAAGCAAATTGCCGCAGGGCCGTTTCATATCGTTCTACTGGATACCGATAACATAGTATGGGCAGCAGGAACGCTATTCCACTACTATGGCAGCACTCCGATAGGATACCAGTCTGGTAGATTTGTTGGCTTAGAACCTCTTTGCAGTTGGGATACTTATTTTAGAACGTTTCCTTACAAAGCCAGCCAAATTTTTGCTGGCGAGTCTATCACGTACTTTACTTGCGCCGATCCGGGTGAGGCTGATCTTTATAATCGTTCTGGCAAGCTCGGCTCGTTGTACCAAGTCGGTACAAAAGTGGGGTCAAATTCAACGGCTTGGAATTACGCAATGCGCCCTGAAAAGGTTTTTGATGGCGGCGCTATTGACCCCAATAAGCGTTACAAAGTAAGCATAGGCGGGCTAGTAATACGCGCCAACACAGCAACCCAGCCGATAACGGACTCACGCTGCGCTGTAATTGTGCCTTTATGGGAAAGGCAAGCGGCACCTTTCGCACATTGCTATAAATCGTACTACATCGGCGCACTGAGCTACAACCATTGGTCCGGTCAGGATAATGATGGCTGGGGGACTGACACCCAAGCCAATTACCAGCCATTGCCACTAGGTTTAATACAAGAGGATACGGTTATCAGTTTGGGCAAGTACACTTTTTACTTGCAAAAAAAAGACAATTTGATTGTCACTGGAACCGTAAACTATCAGAGCGATACCGATCCGTTGAAATTCAAACCACACAAAACCTTTCTTGTGCAGTACGACAAGAGCAAAAAACTTGTGTCCGGGCTAAAGTTTAAAAATGTGTTTGTTGAAAATAATGGCGTAGTTGAATACGATGAAGCGGATAAGAAAGAAGGCGGCATCTACAAGTATTACAGCAGGATTGATTCGCCGCTTGTCCCGCCGATGCTAATTGTGAGAGATATTTCTCGCATATCCACAAACGCAAACAATACAGAAGCAAGTCGAGATGCCGCCTTCAATACGTTAAATGGGACTTCTTTAAAAATATCAGATTTTCTAAAGACGAATAATTTTTGGCGTTTTTACTTTAACACTACAAGCACGGTGACAGCGTATAGAAATATTTACGACGAAGTTGACCCGAAAAGTCGATATTATTTACTGGCGCAAGGCAATGAAGATTTGACGCAGTTAAAAAATGAGCGCCTTACTCTTTTGAGTAGCTATAATTACTGGACGGTTGAGTTGCTAAGGCTACAGGCACTACCTGTACCTATTGAGAAATTCGGGTTAAATATTTTTAATTCAAACAATAAACTTATTTACGATAGCAACTCAATTACTTGGAATCAAGTTGATTTCTTTGAGGTTGCTGCTAACGGTTCTGCTAGTAAATATTATCCTTTTTGCGTAGGTAAAGAAATGCTAGTGCTACAACATTTTATTGAACCACCACCTGTGGATAGGAAAATGCTTTCTCACACAATATCAGCCGGCAACGGTAGTGTAAGTCTCTCTGGTGGCTCAGAGCGTGTTCATGTTGTGGTGTTAATGCGATGACTTACGGATTTATGGCAACCAACAGCAATGGGCAAGTACTGGTGTCTAGTCAGACGCGCAACTTGCATTTACTTCAAATCATGACGCCATCCTCGCTGTTATATACGGATAGCACGAACACGTATGGCGGTATGCACCAATGGGCGTATAGGTTTACAAGCCAAAGAACCCCGGTTCCTTTCTTCTCACTAACAGGCGCGCTCACTAGCATCTCCGCGATCAGGATGGTGGCACCTGACGTATGGGAGGTGACGCTCATATGCGAAGGACTCAGTAATCCTCCTGCGCTTTATGTGTTCACTGATCCCGTGGGTAGAACATCACCAGAGAGTTATGGGGTAAAGGTGCTCATGGATGATGATTCGCCCGCATTTGATAGCAGGTTTAATCCCCTATCCATTGGTTTTAGTGCGTTAATAGCCCCTGCTTCGGAACCCCTACAAAACGGGAATGTAAGTAATTTAACCCCGGTTATTCAAGTTATAGCGGGCACTCTTAACGTCCCTACACCTATTGCGTCTTACTCTGCATTAGCGCAGTGTGAACGGGAGTCGTACCGTGCTTGGGAAACGGGTGGTCATGATGCTGAGATTTTGGGAAAAAAAATTAATCCTTGGACTGACTACCACTCGGAGCGCAAATGGGCTTTCTACCGCAGTGGGATTCGCATCTCACCAACTAATCAGCTTTATTGTGGGTGGATTTGCGTCAAACATGGTGTGTACACGACCTTCCAGCATAACTCTACATCCAGTCTGCCAAATATTGTTACCCTTGGGGGGGACGGCAATCATTCCAGTTTCGGTGATGGAGGCAGTCTGCCATACAGCAACGAGACGCTTAACTTGCAACCTTCCGCTGTGATTGTCGCTAATGGGTCGCTGTACGGCTGAGCATCCCTGCTGAACAGTGACCCTGCTGAGGGTGGGCAGGCACTTCCCACCCTCACTTGTATTGCTTGAGGCTCCGCCTTCAGGGCGGAGGCTGTTTAAAACAATTTAAAAAACCCTCGTTTTTACCTTCCCTATTCGACTTAGTTATTGGATTATCTCTGCACCCCTATGTGCAAATGGAGATTTGATGTACGAACTGTTTTTCCGACTGATGAAAGAGAACTCGTCGGCAACGGCGCTCTGCTTGTTGGTTTTCAATTGGGAGAACGACTACGACCATCTGATAGACAACGACATCCCGGAGTCTGAACGCGAGGAAACCTTGCATCGGGCCATGTGGGCTGTGGTGGTAGGACTCCAGACCAATGCGTTTTACCGCGCCCATATGGACGAGCTTTTGGTTACGCTAATCAACAGTATTTCCACATGGCGCACGGCCAATACGTTGCAACAAGGGAACCACCCCAAGGGACACGAACTAGCCCATGTTTTGCGATGGAAACCCATAGAGTTTTTTACACATTGCGCACGACTGATCGGCGGTGAGGCGTGGGTACAGCAGGTAGCGCCGGACTTTTGGTTAGCCATGACCAAAGACCATTCTTTTGAACAGTTTGCAGGCGAGTGTGGTAGCCCTAAACCGGGTAGTGGACGTAACTACGACACGGAGACGGCAGAGTATCTGAGGCACGGTATCCGGGTTATGCAGGCAGGTATGTTTGGCTCAACTGAGGCTGCGCACGCCTACGAGCTATACCGCATGATCGCCCCTCCTAAAGGTGCTTGGGTCATTGACATGGGGTGCGGCGTCT